GGCGTGGCCCTCGTCCTCACCGATGAAGCTGCGCGTGGTGGTGCCATCCGAGGCCTCGCCGAAGTATTCCTCGAAGGTGATGCCGGCGAAGGTGAATCCCGTGCGCAAGTCGGAACGCAGCGCCAGGCCGGTCTGCCAGTCCTTGTAGGCTTCCTTCACATTGGCATGTCCGGTCAAAGCATCGAAGAAACCGGGCGAGACCAGGCAGTGGATGCCGGTCATGAACTCGCCCTGCAGGTTCTTGGAGACATAGCGCTTGATCCCCAGGCAGACCTTCTTCACATCGAGATCGGCGTTGCTGAACTTGAAGTCCACCACCTTCGGCGTGATCTGGAATTCGTCATAGAGGTCGTAAAGCATTGAGCCGTCCGCATCCAGAATCACGCCCTTCAAGGCGCCCATGCGCAGGTGTTCCAGGGTGATGGCGTGTTTGTTCCGCATGGTCTGCAGGTGCTCGACCATGACGTTGGAGATGGACTGCAACTCGGATTCCATGCCGAAGGCGCGGATGCCCTGTACCTCCTCCGGCAGCACCACGTCCTCGTGCGGGATATGGGGGATGGCGAAGGAGCGCAGCTTGCGTTTGCCGCGCACGCCCACGGTACCGGGCGAGCCCACCGGCAACGTCGGCAACAGGCTCAGGACGCCGTTCTTCTCCTCGATGGCGATCTGGCGGAAACGCACCGGCTTGGCCGGAAACAGGTTCATCTGGTCCATCAGCCCATAGTTGTTGGGCAGGATGTTGATGGCGGTGGACAGCGCCGACATGGAGAACGCCGGGTTGTCGAAGGGATTGTTCATGGGCATGGTCAGACTCCTTTGCGCACCAGGATGCCCAGCGCCTTGAGTTGGGCGCTGGCGGATTTTTTCTCGGCGACGGTGATGCCCGTGGGCCAGACCAGGGCGTGGTCGGCGACGATGGCGTGGCGGGCGACGATGAGTCCGTCATCCCGGTCGGCCAGGTTGGCGTCCACCGCCTGGATCAGGATGCCGGCAGCAGCTTGGGAGCCATCGGTGGCGGAGGGATCGACCACCTTGACCTTCGAGGATGCGGTGATCACGCCAACGACCGCGCCCAGCGCTAGAACCTGGCCGGCGGCGACGGTGACCTGGTCGCGGGAATACAGATTGGGGGCCTCATATTTGAGGAGGTCCCCCAAGTTGAGGCCTTCGGTGAATACGGGTTTGGTCGGCATGGATCAGTCCTTTCCGGCACGGGCACGTGCCTGGGCGATGAGGGGGTTGTCCTTGAGGGCTTCCGGCTTCGCGGCCATGGCTTCAGGGGTCAGGTGGGAGGCAATCTCGGGACCTTCAGCGCGGAGCGCCAGCAACGTGCGGCGCACGTTGGCCACCGGGGTCTGGGCCGCGAGGTAGCTCGCGGTGCGCTCGGGCACGCCAGCCAGTTGGCAGAGTTCGGCCACCTCGACGGCGTCGGCGTAGCCCATCGTCATTTGCTGCACGGCGGCGGGCGCATCGGGGATTTCGGTTTGAGGCTCAGGTTGTGTCATGGGTATTTCCTTCTCGGAGCAAGACGTGGGGAGAACAACAACCTCGGCCCGTGCCGCAGCCAAGCGCTGCACGGTTCGAGGAGTCAGGAAGTCGGCCATCTCGGCCAGGGTGTCGTCGAAAGTGGCCACGGCATCGGCCAGTCCCGCCGTCACAGCGGCGTCGCCGAAATAGAGACCGGCCTCGGTAGCGCGCAGGGCATCCGCGCTGAGGCGTCCATGGCTCGCCACCGTGTCGATGAAGAGGCCGTAGAGCCGGTCCACCTCGGCCTGCAACATGGCGCGGGCCTCGTCGGTGATGGCGGTGTGCGGCGAGAGGTCGTTCTTGTGGGCGCCAGCGACGATCGGCGTGTACTGCAGCCCCGCCTTCGCATCCAGACCGGACTGGTCGATGTGCATCGCTATCACGCCCACCGAGCCGATCCCGGACGTGCGCGTGACCACCAGCCGGGAGGCTGCGCTGGCCAGGGCATAGGCCGCCGAGAAGGCGGACTCGTTGGCGATGGCCCAGACCGGCTTGATCTTGGCCGCCGCTGCAATGCGGTCGGCCAGGTCGAATACGCCGCCGGCCTCGCCACCCGGCGAATCCACATCGAGCAGGATGCCGGCAACGGACGGATCGGCCAGCGCTGCTGCCAGTCCGATTTGAATTGCCTGGTAACTCAGGAGCCCCGATTCCGCCTCCATCCCCAGGGTGCGGCGCACCAGGGAACCGTGGATAGGCAGGATGGCAATGCCCGGCGTGGGCGAGGCGACTGGCCGGGAGGATGGGAGTGCTGCTTGCGGCAACGTGCCGTCGAGCCCGAGCCGGGGTGCCATAACCGAGAGGATCACGTCCAGCTTGGGGCGATGGATCAGCAGCGGTACGCCGAACAGGCGTCCCACCAGATGCGGATAGAGCATGGGGAAACCTTTTCAGATCAGGAGTGCCGGATCGGCCGCCTGGGGATCAGAGGTGGGATCGGCAGGAGTGGGTTCTGCCGGTGTGTTTCTGGATGGCATGACGGCGGTGGGCTGGTCGTGCCTGGGGTCGGACTCGAACACCAGCCCCAGGGCATCCGCCCGCGCGTTGTCCGCCGCGATCTCGCGATCGATGTCCTCGGCGTCGTAGCCGAAGGAGGAAATCGCCTCCGAGCGGGACAGCAGCCCGGCGCGGATGGCGGTGACCATGGCGTTGAATTCCTTCTGCGGATCGACCCACTGCCAGCCCTGGGGAATCCACTTGCAGGCCAGGTATTCACGCCGACGCTTCGCATAGGCGGGCAACTTCAGTGCGCCCGACAGCACCGCCTGCTCCATCCAGGCCGACCAGATCGGCCGGCATAACTGATGCACGATCACGCCGTGCTGGATGGCCTCGCAGCGGCGGCGAAACTCCAGCAGCCCGGCCCGGATCGAGGAGTAATTGACTTGGGTAAGGTCTCCGGTCAGTTGCTCATAGGTGACGCCCATGGCAGCAGCCACCGCGCGGAACTGCATGCGCAAAAATTCACCGTAGGACGCACCGACGTCGGCCGGCTGCGAGAATTTGACGTCCTCGCCCGGCTCCAAGATTTGCAAGGTGCCCGGTTCCAGCCCCGCTAGGGCGACCCCGTTTTGATCGGAATTGCCTTCCCCCATCAGGTTGTCCTCGGGGGAAAGCCTGGTGATGAATCCGGCGAACATGGCGGCGGTCTTCTTGCGCACCAGTTCGGCGTCGTCGTACTGGTCAAGCTCGTTCAGCTTCACCAGGGCGCGGGAGAGCCACGGCTCACCGCGTATCTGGCCAGGCCGCAGCGGACGGAACAGGTGAATGATCTCGGCCGCATCCACCCGCACGGTGTCGTTACCCCCCTGGCTGGACATCGGAGCCAGTGCGCCATCCTCCGGATGGCTGCGGTACAGGTGGTAGGCGACGCGCCGCCCCAGCTTGTCGAACTCGATACCGGCGCGAATCACATTGCCCGAGGGCAGATCGGTGTTCATGGACACCGGCAGGTGCTCGGGTTCCAGCAACTGGATCTGCAGCGGCACCGCCAGTCCATCTTCCTCACGACGGGGGCGCAGCCGCACCAGACATTCGCCGCCTTCGAGCATGGCGCGGCAGGCCATGGCCTGCAGGCCGTAGAAATCGGTCAGGCTGGCGGTGTCAGCCTCCGCACACCAGTCCCGCCACAGTGACTGAATGCGCTCGCGTTGCGCGGGATCCACCAGCATGGACTGAGGCTTGATGCCGGTGCCGATGGCATTGGCCACGAATCCTTCCAGAGCCGCATTCGCCCACGCATTGCGGCGCACCAGATCTCGGCTCTTGGTGCGCAACTCGGATTGCGTGGCTAGCATGGCCGCCACCGCGCCCGGATTGCCCGGCATCCATGCGAGTGCGCGTCGACCACGACCAGCAGCCTCGTGGACGGGCGTACCGCCAAAGAACGAGCGAAATTTCCCAAAGAATGCCATGTCAGGCGGCCAGCCTGGCGGCTTCGCTGCGCGTGCGGCGATCCTGCTTGAGTCGCTTGCCTTCGATGAATCCATCGTCATCGATAGAGAACGTCACGCCAGGATGCCCGCAGCGTTGTACTTTCAGCATCTCGCGCTGATAAGCCGGCGTGCAGTCGGTGCAGTAGCCGCTTTTAGGCATGCCGGTCCGTTTTGTTGCGGCCAGCCAGTTCGCGAATTCGCCTATCGATTTGAAGCAGGCCGGGCGAACCGGCGTGATTGTGGTGTTCATTCAGAATCCTTTTTGGGTAGTGACGCGGATCTGCCGGGGCGCTTGTGGCCACAGGCCGGTGTCGACCGCCTGGCGATGCAGATCGGCCTGCACTTCGCGGATCGCGGCTTTGAGTTCATCGACGGTGCGGTATTCCACGGTCTTGTCGGCGAAGGTGACGCGTTTCTCTCCTTTGGCCAGGGCGGTCTGGAGGACTTCGAGTTGTTCTTGCGTGTAGGCCATCAGCGGTAGACCACGACGTTGATCTCGCTGGAATCAGACAGCGTGCCGGAGGGTGTGGCGCAGACCAGTTCGACGTCGTCGGTCGTCTTGTCATCGCAGTTCACCCGGGCAGCCGCCAATTTGAGGGTCTTGTCGCTGTTGCGGGCAAAGGCCAACCAGCAGTAGTGCGCGTCGGGCATGGGGTCGGCGAAGACCACGCGGTACTTGCCGGTGGCCAAGCGCATCACCTTCTTTACGTTGTGTCCGGCGTGGATCACAACCTCACCCTGCACCCACCCAAAGCACACCCAGGCGCGGGCGAGGCCCGGATGCTCAGGGGTGACTCGGGCTTTCAGTTCCTGGCCGATGCGCGTGGCGAGTGCTGCAATGTGCTGCGCTAGCGTCATCATCACAGGCGCACCGAGGCGGTAAGCAACCGACGCTCGGCGGCCAGGCGTTTGATCAGGGTGCGGTCACCCCGGTACTCGATCTGGTAGTCCTGCGGCAAGGGCACCAGGATGCGTTGCGTGGGCGGGGCGTAAAACTGAACTTCAGCGATGGCCAGGGCACCTTCGTAATCCGGCCTGGCGGTTGCCGTGACGTTGATCTCCCAGCAAGTAAAACTGGCTGATTGGGACAGGCTGAATTCACGTCGCTGACTGTTGCTCCAGGTCACACCAGCACGCGCGTCCACCTGCGTCCAGTTCACCCCGTCGTAGGAACCGCGCAGGGTCCAGTCACGTGGCGCACTGTCGCCATACGCGTTGCGCGCGGTCATGGCGTAGCTCAGGAGGATTTTGGGTGTCGGGAAACAGCAGCGCCACCAGCCACTGGTGAGGTAGGGACCGGCTGTCCAATGCATGGCGAGATTGCCATCGACCGCGCGCCAGGGCCCGTCAATCGTGGGATGGGTCGTCGACGCAGAAATCGTGCATTGGGGCGATATGTTCCCTGTCATCACTGGAATCAGACTGCCACCCGGCTCGATGACCAGTTCTGCCAGGGAGAGCAGGCGTTGATATTCCGAGTCGCTGGCGTGAACAATCTCCAGCGTTTCGCCCGGGCCAATATCCAGGGTTTGCCTGCTGCCAGGCAAAACAGCGGGAACAGGCGGGGTGGCATTGCCCAGCCGCAGTTGGGTGATCCAGTCGCGAACCGTGCCCAGATGGGTGTCGAGTGTGCTCATGAGATACCTCGATCAAGAAATGGGAGCCCGGCCCTGCCCGAAGGTAGGAAACCGGGCGGGCAGGTTTAGATCAGAGCGGCTTCGAAGGCGGCGACGAAGTCGAAGGCGGTGTCGCCCACGTCAGCAGCGGCAATCGCACCGATGTTGCTGCGGGCCTGAGCCTGTTCCGGTGCGGTCAGGGCTTGAGCCGCGTCATAGCGAACGCGCTTATTGACGGCGTCCAGCAAAGCCGTGGAAGCCGATTCACCCGTCTGCAGTGCTTGCTGGATTTCCAGCAAGGTGTCGAACGCGGCATCGGCGCCACCCAGGATGTCAGCCTTCAATGCGTCGAGCAGGCCGACGATCTTGGAAGACGAGTAGGTGGTGCTGGTGGTGATTTGAGCGTCATCGATGCTGGTGGACGCAT